TCATCAAATACATCAAACACTTCTGGACGTTCAATTGGACGTTCAATAAAAAAGTCAGGGATATAAACTACTTTGCCTACTAAGTCTTGATAGTTATAGTTGTGATCTTGCATCCATACTGTGTTATTTATAACAGCTGTATTAATTTGTGCTTTGACTCTTGTTAACTTGTCTGGATTACTTTTGCCTAGGTATAAAGCAGGGAGATTATCTTCTGTTAGTAAAAATGAAAGAGTTGCTTCTGTCTCACCATCAGTTAATCGTTCTCCAATCATCTGAAATAACAAACGTGTATCTGGACCTCCTTGCGCTTTGCACCAGATTTCGCTATATGCTTTCTGCTCTGGATACTTCAGTGCATCATTAAGTACAGATCTAATTGTTCCTAGATCCACTTCCGATGTAGTCAATCGTTTCATTACATAATGTAAGTTTGAGTCTGCATTCTTTGTTGCATACTTAAACCCATCAAACACTACATCAACTTCGTAGTCAGTACCTTGGTATAGCTTTGATTTAATCTGAGCATCGCTGTATTCATCAGTGATTGGATCATATACTTTTAACTTACTCCACGATCCTCTGTTGTAATACTCAAAGCCACGACGCCACTTTGTCCAATCACTATTGAGGTCATACTGTTCAATGATTGAACGCTGAACACTAGATCCGTATTTCCTATCACTTGGATAGGAACCAGCTGCTCCAATACGTTTGCCTTTACTAACAGACTTCTGAGCTTTAAAGCCTAATGACTTTGGATTACCAAAGCCGTTCTGCTTTCTACTCATTAATACCAGCCGCCTTGTGCTCCAAGGATTGGTCCATCATTAATGATTGCAATGTCCTCACGTCCTGCCCATAGCGCTCTACCTCTAGGAAGATAGAAGGCCTGGTTGTAAGGCTTGTCACCGTTCTGTGGGACTGGTGCTAATACTCTTGGCATGTCTTCCCAATGAGTCATTACACCAATAGTAGGTGATGATTCAAGTTGACCTACAAAGAGTCCTTCATTAGGCCTCAAATAATCAAATGATGAGCTCATATAAAGATTTACTTTATGTGGCGCAGTTGATCTTGAAATTAAATAAATGTCTTCGATTGTACATCCATCAGACCCTGTACCATCAACAAGCAGCACTGCTGTGTTAGTACCGATGATGTTAATAGATCCGACTGTTGCTTGATTAGTATCAACCACGTTGTGCATAACGCGGTCAATCAGCATAGGCTGCTTATTGGTTGAAGTAGAAGCCATTTTTATTTACCTCTTTTACCGGTACGTGTGTTCATTCCTTTGCCTGCTGCAAATTCAGCACTAGGCATTCCTTGCATCATAGGCGGTCCGGATGTGCCAAGCATGTTTGGTGGGAAGCCACCAGGTACTGCAGGCTGCCCCATCATTCCCATTGGTCCTGCAAAAAGGCCGTCTGCCTGTGCTTCATTAGCTAATCGGCCGCTTTCCATACCATCAGGAGCCATTGATACGCCAGAGATGTCAGGCTGCTGTTGCATTCCGTATGGAATGTTGTTGTAGCCTTGGCCTACTGTTTGTGATTCCATCAACTTAGAATGTGGAACCATCATTGGGTTCACCATTCCAGTTCCCATTTGTGCATACTGCTGAGCATAATCACCGTAAATGCTTGGAGATTGAATAGGCGGTGATGCATTATCAGTTACATTCATAGGATTGTTATTCTCTGGGCCACCAGGCATAACAGTCATATTCTTTGCAATTTGGAAACGCTGAGGATCTAGCATCCTTGCGTTCTCTTCTTTCTTATTCATTGTCAAGCCCTCATTGTTTGACTGCGGTCATTGGCACTGGCTTCTTCGTTACCAGCCGCTTTACGATACATGGATAAACGACGCTCTAAAGCATTTGTTTCCATTTGCTGTGGATCTTCTTGTGGAACATTTGTGCTAGAAACCTGTGTTTCAACACTACCTGTCTGATTCATCAAATCATTTAAAGGTTGATTACCAGGGCTGTCTACATTTGCATAATTACTACTGGCTCCTTGCATCAGCTCGTTAGGCATAATGGTAGGTGCACCAATTGCACTACGACTGTTTGCAACAGCTTCTCCTGGACCTTCATTCATTACAGATTGAACGCCTTGGATATATGAGTTAGGACCAGACTGTGCCATTGCTGCAGCACGTTTTGACTTGTAATCGGTATCAGAATTCCGACCAAAGGTGACTTTCTGTGTCCCCGGATAAACGGTCATAACTGTATTTCATTATTGCTAAATCTATTCTACACTTAATGCCACATTAAATTGAGAGCAATTCTGCTACCTACTGCAGTATCAGCTGGGCCAGGTACGGCCATAATGAATTCAGAGCCTGCTCGCTCGAATGCGTAACGACGCACTTCAGGCCGTCTATAGTTAGGAACATACAAAGTCTCCGCTAGTCGATCTACTTCACGTAGATAAATCTCTCTAAAGTATGAATCACCTTTGAGGGGATCGGACGTATTAATTGTACGTTGAACATCACCACTAATGACTTCTTGACGTGACGGGTTTAGTGTACGTGTACCACCTACTTCAAAGAAATCATCTGGAATTGTTGCACTAGCTCTCCAAGCAATATCACATCGTTTGATTTGATAAACGATTTCGTCATACCAGAGCTCGTCTGGTACTAGTGCCATTGCTTCTTCTAATCGTGCACGGTCACCAGCAGGGATTTGAGCGCCTGCGTTGAAGCCGAGGTGATAGCGAACTTTAGACTTGAGATAATCGTCTAACTGCATCTCACATACCTAAGTTGTTTGTGTAGTAGTCTGCTAACTGTGCTTGTAATTGATTACGTTGCATCGTATCTAAGTTACCGCCTTGTGCCTGTATTGTGGCAAGCATGTTTCCTGCAGGTGATGACTGTTTAAACATGTTTGCTACACCAGCACCTAGCGCTCCACCTGTAATAGCACCGACAAGACCACCTGCCATACGAAAGCCAGGTCTCATACTTGCTTTAGCACCAAGCATAGTGCCAATGCGATGAGGAATTGTCCCTGCTGCTACACCAAGAGTTGTACCTACAGCAGCACCACCGGCCATAGCAACCCCTGGGTCAGGGCGTTTTTCAGACTCCGCCATTGCCTTTGCTAAAAGGATATCTTCGATGCTACTAGCCATTACTAAGCCACTAATACTATTAATAGTTTAACTAATAAAGATTAAGTCTTCTTCGATCAGTTGCTCCCAGTTAACACGTGGGATATTTTCTAACTGTTTGAGATTTGCAAAACGCTCACCACTCAGTGACATGCGCATCTCTACAATTTTTTTAGCTGTAGCAAAGCCAACACCAGGCAAGCGTTTTTGAATGTACTCAGCAGTAGCTGTGTTGAGATTGAGGCGTGTTTCTTCGAGTGGAACTACACGTGAAGGCGCCTCTTCTTCTTTGATTTCAAGAATAGGTGCTTCTACTTTTGACAAACGCCCTTTTTTTGAATCATAAGGCACAAGCTGATTTAGAGTTAAATAAGTTACATTGCCACTAGCATCGCGAACCATCGCATACTCTTTATCATGCTTACTGATAAACTCAACTAGTTTACCAGTCTTGGTGTCTTGAAATAGATTACTCATGCTTATTATGTATCTTTGGGTATTCTAGCTTCTTAAGTATAGGCCATAAAAAAGAGCCCCTGTTAGGAGGCTCTCAATATTACCTAAAGAATCAATAGCCTTCGCCAGCTTCGACAGCGAACGGAATGTTCACATCGTCTGTGCTTGGGGCTGGACCTGGACGGTAGTAGCAGACTTCAACCAAAATGGCTGAAGGAGCTTCACGACAAGCACCCTGAGAAGGATTCTGCTTGGCGATGTTGTAACCGTTGGTTGTTACCTGAACTTGAACAGCACCTGTGGTTGCAGTTCCGCCAAGGATGTTATCCAAAGCAGAAGATACACCATCAATGTTGTAGAACAGATCGGTTCCTGCAGTCAACGTAGGACTGGTAGGGAACTCAGCGCTACCCGAAGGTGCGATCACGACTGTCTTACCAGCGCCTTCTTCTGAATAGACGTTGGGTGCAGACACGGCGGTACGGTAGATCACCGAACCAGCTGGAATGATGAATGGCTTGTCCTTACGAGGCTTGTCATCTTGACGAAGGTCAGGAGAAAGAATCTTAAGGTCATAGGTGCCTGCAAGCAGACGGCCATGCTCATTGTTTGCGACCCTATCGTTGTCTGGGCTAAGCACAAGTGCACCCACGCCACGATAGAACTGAACGCCAGGAAGCGACATGCATCCTTGCTCACGATATGCGTTCAAGTGAGCTACAAAGTTACCGGGAAAAATAATAGACATAGTTAGTACTCCTTATCAATATACGAAAGAGTAACCAACCGTAATGAAATCCTTATTAAGGGTTTCAAAACCGGCGAACAGACTCCAAATCATAATGATGAATCGTGAGAAGTCATCATTGTTATTCAAGAGAATCTGTGCATTGTTTCCACCGATACCAACGCCTACAGCTTGTGGGCCGAAGAAAATCAGTTGTGCTGCATCATAATCAGCAATCCCGTTTGCGTCAGTAATCTTCAAGTTGAAGGACTGCTCGGGGAGGTTGGTGGACTCGAACCAACGGACACCCTCAAAGAGGAAGCCAGTAGGCATTACAGGTTGACCAGCAACGAAGCCAGCTTGGCCGTATGCAGGACCCATTCCTTGGAAGAAGTTCGCAGAAGGACCGGCAAGTGGGTTCATGGGATCAGCCATGCCCTGTCCGGGATAACGTGCGATTTCACGGAAGTCACTGTTCTGACGCAGGTGCATCATTGCAGTGGGGTCGACGATGCAACGGTAGTAACCATCAGCGAAGGTAGGAACGTTGCGCTTACGCAAGTCCTTAACGACTTCAAGAAGGTCAGTCTTTACATCAAACTTGGCAGACTCACCAGCGGTGTAGTCAACGCCAAGGGTTCCGCCACCTGCGTCTGCGCCTTTCTCTTTACCACCGGGAAGGTAGTAACCGCCTTGCTCGCTAGTAGCCATGCCACAGGCTTCAGCCTTGAGGAGCTCATTAGCGAAGACGCGATCGCGCCAACGACGATAGTCATCAAGCAGCGTCAAGCTACCGATAGACTGGTGGAATACATTCAAATTACCTGTATCAAGCAGCAAGCGCTGAGCAGTGATCAGGGTCTCGCGAGCAACCTTGAAGGTTGAAGGCTGAGTGGTGTCGCGGGAATCGGCGGGGCCGGTGTACTCGCGCAGGGTGACAAGGACCTTGTCCTTGACGATGTTGCGTGCGGAAGCAGATCCAAGTGTTTGATCGGCGGTACGCTCGCGTGACTCCTTAGTGCCAGGCTTACCCCAGAAGCGGTAACGATCAAGCTGCACGGTCTGACCAGGCTGCTTAGAAAAATCGTGTACTACCACGGGCTCAACTGCCATCTCAATGATGTATGCAGGATGAGGACGGTAAAGTTCTGCACCAAGAAGCTTCGGAAAATCATTGTCTATCCACATGGATATGCAACTCCGTAAGCTAAAGGGTTTATAAGTGACATCGACTTGTCACATATTTAGATATTAGTATTAATAGCTATACTTGTGTTTATGTATCCAAATATATTGTGGTAAATGG